TGCAATAGTTCGTCTTTGATAGACTCAAAGTCCTCGTTGACCTCGTGAACTTGGCCGTTACTCATCAAGACCAGTTCGCGCATCTCCTCCTCAACGTACAGGAGTTCACCGATCACAACCACTTCGGCCTTGTCGTAATAGGCATCACCCTCACGATCATCGGACACACTCGACCCAGAGCCTTCAGGCCAGCGAGCGTAATATTCCTCGGTCGAAATAGGGTGGAGGACAAAACAGTAGCGGGCGTCTGACTTGTCTTGCAACTGAGCAGAAGGGTCGAACCAGACTCGGTCAATCGCATTCCCAATAGGCTCAACAAGCAGGTCTTGGTCGAAAGAATTGTCGTCAGCAAACTTTTGTACCACGCGCCATGCATCAAAACCGCAAGTTACTGCGCCTCTAGCTGACTGGGAGTAGATAGTGCTGGCATTGGATATGGTTTCCAGATTCCTGATAATCGCGTCATAGGTTTCGGCGATCTCTTTGGTTGCGTCACCGCCAGCAGGGGAAACCTTGATATCGAAGTCAGCCTGCTCAATCTCTCCAGAAATCTGGTCAACGATGGGCGAGGCCATGTCGAAAGTGTACCGAGGCTTGTTCGCGTTATTGTTCCACCAGTAAGGCTCCCACTGGCCGTCCCGCTTTGAGACGAACAGATGAGCCTCCCTAGCAGCCTCGCGGTTGTCGTGGTCAGCCCATTGAGCTGCTTTTAACAAATTGATAATGGCGTCATGGGAGTCGTACTTGTCCTCCATGTCGAGGATTTCGTCTCCCGCCTCAATAGCCTTTTTGCTTGTATAGCCATCGTCCTCGGAGTCCATCTCGGAGCCGTTCTCGTATTCAGCCATTAGCGTCCACTCCATCCAGCGAATTTGATAGTTGCCACCTGAGCGGCGACCTTGGGTGAATACATACTCATCATAAGAGAATCACCCATGTTGGGAGACGGCAATTGGTACGGCTTTTTAGCCATCTCGATCTTGCTCATGATCTGTATCTTACCATTATTGTTGCGCTTTAGTGGAATACGGCAGACCTCGGCCCTGAGTTGATCTAAATTTTCAATGCTTGATGATAGAGAAATCATATCATCTGGGTTGGTGTACTTGCCGCCAGCAACTGCTCGCCAGGTTGCCTCGAACCTTTCCCGCAGCTTCCACCAATACTGGGCGCGTTTGTTGTAAAACGTATCCCGGTTGGTCTTGTGTTGATCCTTGTCACTAGCATAGATCGAATCCGCATCATCGGGAGATTCACTCCCCCTGAACATCCACCACTGCATCTTCGTTCCACTGAGCGCCTGCTCAACCTGACGCTTTAAGCTGATACCCATTCCATCGCAGTCCCACACAAACCAGTCTGCTCCAGCCCTTCGTGACTCCTCAAGCGCCCAATCCATACCGACATTGGAATCGCCTGTTGTCTTCTCCATGACTTGCAGCACCACCGAACCCCTGCGGATCGCCAGACCCTTCGTATCACCACCTTCATCGGAAGGATCGTGGGAAGCAATGATTGCGCCTTCAGGCTTAAAGCCTAGCTTTTCGTGGGCATCAATCGCAGCATCAAACCACTCTACCGGAATGATTGAATCCTCGACCTCATCATAGTATTCCCCTAACCAGATATGCCGATAAAGAGCTGTTGACAGGTTAGATTGGTCGTAAGCCCGCTCCTGCTCTAGTACGTCAGGGAAGAATGGGTTGTCATCATAGTTAGCCCAGATGATGAGATGCAGGTCATCTTCATAGTACCTGTCACGCCTGAGCTGCTTCTCGAATGGCTTTATAAACCGCTGAGAGAATACATCGGATGAATGCCGTGGGTTGCCAGTCATCCATATCTCGGAATCCTCAGAGCGCAGCGTAGGCGTCAGAGCCTTGAGAGAATCGAACGAGATGGTCTGAGCTTCTTCCACCCAGAACCGCTTGAACCCGTGCATCGACTTTATGCCCTCGGGATTCCTAGCCAAGCCACGGAACTTGAACGCATCCTGCCCTGCATACTGGATGGCAGTGGATTGAACCTTAAACCCTTGCAGGTTGAGCCGTTCGATCTCAGCGGACAGGAGAGCGTGAACCGAGTCATCCATGCTTACCTGGAACTCACGGAAGCAAGCCGTCCTGATCCCTTTGGTCTGGGCATCCATCAAACAGATGTCCCCGACAGTCATGGATTTTCCTGATCCCCTGCCGCCTATGACGATCTTGAACCTCTTAGGCTTCTGAACCAGCGGCAGCAGCCTTCTGGGAATCGACATCTCAGGCATCGACTACCTTTATCGTCCAAGTGTTGTCGGTCTTGATAGCGCCACCATCTGGGCCTGATTGCTCGACCCGCTCATGGTATCCATGTTTACCCAAAACCAGCTTGGTAATCGCTGCGTTAAAATCGCCAGTCAAGCCCTTTGTAATCAGAACTTGGTGCTGTTTTGCCTTGATTTTGCTCAATATGCCTAAAAACTCTGGGTTATCTTCACAATCCCAGTTGTATAGAGTTGCCTCGACCACATCCAAAACGACAGCAAGCCCGACGATTGACGGGATCGCATCTCCATACTTTTCAAAGTTCTGAAGGTAATCGAGGGACTTCTCCACAGCTTCTGGAGTCAGCTTGCTTGGGCGACCTCCTGGCATTATTCGATCTTCCCTTTCTTCTTCTTGGCTCTACGGGCTACATCCAAAGCAATCGCTACTGCCTGCTTCTGCGGTTTGCCTGCTGCCATCTCCGTTCTGATGTTAGCGGACACTGACTTCTTGCTATATCCCTTCTTCAATGGCATAGACTTTACCCCGTCCCAGTACACAGTTGTCACCCGAATGAAGGTCTACAGGACACTTACATTCAGGGTAAGTACATTTCTTGTTGAATATCTTATCCCAGTTTTCTTTTCCTTGCTTAGAAAGGACTCGGGACTTGATTTCCTCTCCGGTGATTTCGTTGCAAGTAGCCATTACTCCTCCTTGACGAATACGCCCTTTTCGTTGAGATAGCCCTTTCGGTCTTTGATCTGGTTGTATGAGTGTTGGACACACTGATACAAGGTCAGATCATTCTTGACTGCGATCCCGCCCAATTGATTGAGCGCGTCGTAGTATCGTCCTCCAGTTTGATTTCCAAAGTATCTAAGACTCGCGTAGGTGGTACAGAGCATCCCCGTGAGAGTCATAACGTCTAGGCTGTCCGGCTTTGTAGTCGCAGCCGCAGACTTAATTTCGGGAATCTTCCCAGTAATGCCAGCCATCATCACCATGACAACAATCTGGTCTCCTATGTCATCAATTGGAGACCTCCCCTTAGCAAGACTGTCTGCCATCTCGCCAAACTCAGAAATCAGCTTTAGCCACTGGGTCTCCAGCTTGCCGTTGCCGATGATCTGGCGGTCTACGCCCCACTGGTGGATCAAGTTAATTAGAGTTTCCATGATGTCCCCTTTTTGTATATTCGTGTGAGTAGCAAATTCTTTCTACATGGCGATGCTTGTAGCCTGATTCTTTTGTTTTTCTATTAGATAAATAATCTTTCCTTGCCATGCCGTTCTTGCTTGTCGGCCTCCAAGAAGGAGAAGAATTGCGATATTCACCCATCCTGTAGCTTGATGTCTTGCTGAAAAACCGACCGCCTTCGCTTGTGATTATCGCACCAACCGCGTCAGAAATCCTGACACCAATGCCAAGCCCCTGAAAATCAGGAAGAATAACGGTTCTATGCCCTCTCCAAGCGTTTTTAATTGTCCCGCTTGGGAATGCAATTACAGAAGTAAAGCCAACTGGCTTTCCGTCCCACATTGCGAGCCAGCATCTAGCAGACTTATTGATGTCTGCGCTGAGATAGTGATGACTGCGGAACAGACCCCAGACTCTGCTATCAGCCTGATATAGCTTGATTTCAATTTCTGGCCGCCTAACCGACCCCCTAAAACCAAGAGAATTTGATTCTGTGTCAAACACCCAATCAGGGTTAAGCCAATCAATCACATCATAATGACAAGACGAAAACGTGATATTTCGAAGCCCTTTATCCCTGATATATCGCTGTATTGCCCAAGAACATGATTTAGCAACCTGCCTATCTACCACGCTTGTAAATTCATCTATTACGGCATTTGAATTCAGCATCCTAGCTATATCAGCGCGAAATTTTTGCCCATTTGAAAGCCGGTCATAAGGCAAAAGCATTGCCGGTACGCTATTCAGACCCGCCGCCCCCAATTTCTCTTTTGCGTCTAAATCGCTTGAAAAGTGGCTTGCGATGGATACGCCATGCTCCCATCTAGGAGTAACGGCATCTCCTATTTCAGCAAGCAGTGATGATTTGCCGCTGCCGCTTGGCCCAACAATTAAACCAATGGCATATTCATCCGGCACACTAACAACAGGCAATTCAAACGCCGAACTGCCGTCAAAACTATAATCAAAAGCAGAAGCCAAATTTTTTGATATATCGTCTAGCTTGATATTGCAGGTCAAAGTCCTGCCGCCAATTTTCATGTTCTCCCCTCAACATTTCCCCATATTGTTTTTCCTGATTCGATATCCGCGTCTATCCATCCTGCCAGCCACCAGCATTGTTTACGCATCGGGAAAGGGCAAGCGTCTTTGCTCTGTCCGTCTGCGTGAGCCTGCTTGCCTGCTAGGTACAGGTCTGATTGTTCTTGGTTCATTCCGTCAATTCGCATTTTATCATATCTCCCTCTTTTGACCTTGCTGCAATGCTTTTAGTTTCTGCTTGTACTCGTCTCTGATCGCATTAAGCTCGTCTATCGTATAACGCACAATGCTGTTCTGACTTTCCAGCCATTCCACTTCCTCCGGCCCGAATCGCTTGACAAGACGCTTCCTATACTCAATGAGATTCCCAGAAAGGTGCGTGTTGCATTGGGCGCAGCTTGAATGAATGTTGCGCGGGTTAAATCTTAGCGCAGAACAAGCCTTCACGCTTCGGTAGTGCGAGGCATGGCGCTGGTGGCTTCCATCGTCCGGTTTGTCACATGAAACACAACCTCGACCACGGTCACGCTCTCTCACATAGGCATTAACCGCCGTTTGGGCCTCCTTAAGCCATTCTGATCGAGTCTTTATCCTATCCTTGGCCTGCTTTCGCTCTGCAATATCTTTGCGCTTTTGGATAGCCGGAGATCGCTTTCGAGCTACCGCTATGGCGCAATCTGGAGAGCACCAAGCCACGGTGCCTGGGAATGCCTGCTGCGGCCTGAAATAAACCCCACAAGCCCCGCATTTGCGCCGCGAGTTTGCCACTACTTTCGACCTGCAAGCGATAATACTTTCTCGGCGTCCATCCCCTTGTCGTATATCCCGCCATCTATTTCGTATAAAGCGATCATTACCGCATTGGCAACCTCATCCCCAGACCTGACCTCGCCATCGACCATCAACTGCGTCATCAGGCCGTTTATAGCGTGATACAGACTAGCCCAGTCATTCATTTAGCCTCCCGATAGGTCTCATATACCTCTAGGGCTTTCTCAGACCACGTTACAGACCTTTCAGAGCCGAAGGCATAGATAGCCTCAATGTATTCAGAAAATTCAGCCTTGCTCATTTTGGACGTTCTTACGCCTAGTGCTACGAATCCACCATCGACACCAGGCACAAGCCGCTGCTTTCTCCACGCTGCCGAAAGGATGTCCTTCCAATCCTCTGGGGAGTGTTTCTGCCCGAACCATTCAACCTGGGTTGATATATCTCTGAGCATAGGCCATTGCTTGTCATTTTGTTCTGCTGTTCTGACCTCGCGGCCTAGCGTAATCACTACCGGCCCTGATTGCAGACCTCGGAACAGATGCTCAGACGCCCACTGCAAAGCACCACCGGCCATCTTTACGTCTGGAACTGTCCTGCTAATCTCGCCCATTTTCGTCGCCCTCCCGCCATACATGGGCGGCATTTTTTAGACTGTCTTTAATTCTCATGTTTTTTATGTGAGCCTTGACCAGCTTCTGCCATTCAACAGGGCAGCCAGCCAAGGCGGCCTTCTGAGCATCCTTGCTCTTAGCTGACAGGTAGGCAAAAGCGTAGTCTCTAGGCTTCATAACTCAAAAGACTGCTGCCTTGTTTCCCTGTCAAACCGTTCGCAAGCTGCTTTGTAATAGTCTGGATCAAGCTCACAGCCCACAAAATCCACGCCGAAATAATGCGCGGCGATGGCGCTGGAACCGCTGCCGAGATGCGTGTCTAAGATGCGTTGGCCGGGTTTGGCGTAGTGTTCTAACTGCCAAGCATACAAAGAAACCGGTTTTTGACACGGATGAATTACCTGCTCAATAGCATCCCTTGCAAAACCGGATTGCCAGTCAATATGCACATAATCTACTTTTTTGCCCCAACTCAATGAAGCGATCTCACATTGAGAAAACTGAGGGTTGCCCATTCGCTTATACCAAACCAATGCACTGCCGCCTTCTGCAAAACAATTATAATAATTTGCTCCCCAAATAATTTGCCTTTGAGAAATGCGCCGAATTTCATCAAAGTAACCAGAATTGGGGGCTGTATCGTTCCAGCTAACAGCCTCAAATCTTGGCTTCAATTTTTTGGCTTTTTCTAAAGGCATTCGATTTTTTGCGACATTGTTAGGTATCCAATTTCCAATCCCATACGGCGGATCAACAATCGCCAAATCAAACGCCTTATCCGGCAGCGTTGCCATGTACTCCATGCAGTCGATGTTTAAAAGTTTTACAGACATTTTATGCGCCCATTTCTTTCCTGTAGTAAAAAATCTTCCCCTGCCATCGGCCTTCGATATTCCTGCCATTGGCTCTAAGCTCCGAGATACAGCTATTCACTGCCATAACGTAGGCTTTCTCCACAATATCCCTCGTTGAGTGCCAGAGGCCGTCTGACAGTAGTCTATCCACCCTTTGAAGTCGTGCTGATCTATCTGCGTTTGCTGCGTTCATAACATTCCCCTTTACTTGAAAAGCTCTTTTAGTTTTTCCATCGCCTCGATATTGCGCTTTTTCAGTTCTTCCATTTCTTGAGGAGTCCTTTCCCGTTCCACTTTCTCCGGTATAGCTTGGACAACGGGAATATCTAATTTCTCCCCAGCCATGTATCGCTTTGACATTGCATCATAATGGTACTCAAACTTTCTGTAGGCTTCCTGCTCACCCAGGTTCTTCAAGTCCCACACTCCGCATTCTCGCATGGCATGGTAGACAACTGGGTGACCAAGGTCGCCAGCCTTGCCGAACTGCGTTTTGTAGATCAGGTCGAAAGCCTGTCTTACATTGGGTATACCGAAGTCCTCTGGCTGGAATCTGCAAATCTCCCTAAAAGCTGGAAGGTTCATAAATCCAGTAAAATCTCTGGCCTTTTTAAGGCCGTTAGCAAGCATATCAGGCGTCATGTCCTGAAGCCCTGCAAGCCATGTCCTGATCGTGCTAGTGTCAATCGTAGGGCTTAATAATCCCATTGCTGACAATTGTCTCAAAGTCCCCTTCAATTGTTCTGTCGTCGGTGTTTCCGAATGCTTCCTCGAATGCTCGCTCGATTCGCTGCTCTCTGGTTGGTTTAGCGTTGACAAAATTGATCCTACTGATTTCATCTTTCCACCTCTGATTTTTTATCCAGCGTTCGACATGAGGGAAACTAGGGGCAAACAATCCAGCGGATATTCTTGATGACTTATCCATTGCTTGCGCTACACAAGCATTCATCATTTCTTCGTGGGTATGTGTATCTGGCTTTAGCTTGAGATAAGCAGACAGGGCATTTTTCTTGCTTCCCTTGTCTCCAAACCCAGAAGGCCAAGATTTCCACAATTCCTCAAACTGATCTGAGTAATCAAACTCAGGCGTGAGCCTATGTTTTTTATTAGTCTGTTCATTGGTCTGTTCTATTATCAGTTTATTGCGTGTGACCGATTCGGGCACCGTTGAGGTTACCGATTCGGGCACCGTTGAGGTTACCGATTCGGTAACGGTTACTGATTCGGTAACGGTATCTAGTTCGGTAACGGTTACTGATTCGGGAATGGTAATGATATAGGTGCAAGACTGTGAAAAGCCGCCTTTACCGCACTTGCTAAGCCAGCCCATGTCACAAAGCTGAGAGGTAGTTCTGCTAATTACGCCAACTGAATAGCCGCACACCTTGGCTAATGATTCGCGCTTAGGCCACGCTTTCATTTCACCATTGTTGGCAAATGATATTATGGCTATCAGAACCTTGATTTGAATCTTGGAAAGCCTGTCATCGGCCAAAACAGATAACGGCACTTTTGCAAATCTATCGGTCATTGCTTACAATGCTCTATGTAGTCCTTGTTGAAAGCCGTCTGTCGCCCCGCAAAGGTCAGACGGCTTTGTTTTTTAAAGCATACTCAAGCAGCATAACGGTCATATTTGACACGTTTCTTCCTTCCTTTTCCGCCAGCTCCTTAATGCGATCTTTCATCCCTGGCGGCAAAGACACTGTGAAAACTTCTGTTTTTCTGCTCATGGCTGTATTGTATTACCCCGTTTTATTGATTTCAATCACTTGTTCGCGCTTTCTTCGACATTGCTTACTGGCGGCAAAAACTCCCTGACATCCATCTTGATCTTTCGCTTTTTGAGAGCATCCATGATGGCTATTGCTACTTTAAGACTTGGGACAGAAAAGTGGCTCTCATAGTTGTTGATCGCCGCCTGTCCCACCCCTGCCTCGGCCCCTAGTGCCGCTTGTGTCAACCCTGCTTTCTTACGATATGTCTTGAGCATAATGCCCTCCTTTTCGTGCATCATAATCTATCCGGCCTAAGTGTCAACACGGCAATAATTAAAATAGTTAAAAATAGTGTTGACCCAGAATATAGCTGGTGTTTAAATACAGACACAAAACAAGAAAGGAAAGCGATATGAGCCTAGCAGAAGTGATGGTGTATGTTAGATGGCATTGCGCTGTTCGCAGACACATAAGGGAATATGGCTTACCTGCGGCGAACAGAAGCGGTGACGCGACAGAGCGAGCTATTCAGCTCAGGCGGCTGAACTATCATAGCCGCGTTGGTTATCAATGGTGTTTAAAAGCAAGGGCGATAATGAAAGGGGATGAATGATGTTTGACTATGACGACGACGAACGGCCTACACTGCGCCAAAGATGGTACGAGCAAGACCTGATGCGGCATCCTGACTGCCGAGACCCAGATCACCCAGGCTGCGAAGCCTGCTACGTTTCCGAGGAAGAAGGGGAAGAAGATGACGCTTGAACAGATGATAGAAGCAAAAGGGTTTTACCTGTACCCCCACACTGGAAAGGTTCTAAAAGCCACAGACGTAATTGATTGGGTAATCGAACAGATGCAAGCCGGGAACATCAAGCCGGCGGCAACTAGGGGTGAAGAATGAAACACGAAACAAAAGAAACAATAGCCATGCTGCTGTGCCTTGGGTGCGCTGTTCTAATCGGGTTTATGGTCGGCATGGGGTGGATGTAATGCTGAAATTACTTCGTCGCATATTTTGGCCGTCTAATCTCATCTCAGATGACATTCCGGCCATACAGTATGAAATAGATGCGGAGCATGGGATTCGCCCAGCTCCGATAGAGAAAAAAGAGTTCTACAGAAAGCTAAGTGAAGTACCACAATAAAGGGGAATGCAATGAAAGAAATATGGCAGACGTTGAGCAAGATTGATTGCTCAGAGCATATCGAAAAGAAAAATGGCCTCAGCTATCTAAGCTGGGCTTGGGCTTGGGGAGTGCTAATGGAGCATTATCCAGAAGCCACTTTTGAGTTTGACCAGCCGCAAAGTCAGCCGGACGGAACAATGATGGTCTTTTGTGCCGTGAAGATCGGAGAAAATTCCAGAAGAATGTGGCTCCCGGTCATGGATTACAAAAACAAGGCGATCAGCAACCCAGACTCATTTGCCATCAATACCGCGATGATGCGTTGCCTGGTTAAGTGTCTAGCCCTCTACGGCCTTGGGCATTACATCTACGCTGGAGAGGATTTGCCTTTCGCTGCTGTACAAGAAAAGAAGCCGTTGCCAACAGACCCAATGCTTGTCCATAAAATCCAAAGCTGCATAGGCGTGGATGAACTTCGAGCCATCTGGAAAGAGCTATCCTCAGAACAGCGCGAAGCACACAGCGAAGTTTTTGCTGAAGCCAAAGAGCGCCTATCGTGAGCCTCTCCCCTGATCGCGCTGGTAGGCTCACTGCCAGCGTTTTCGCCTCAGCCATAGGCATAGGCTATGACTCCCGTCAAAAGCTGTTTAGACAGCTTACAGGGCGCGAGGAACGCTTCCAGGGTAACGCTGCTACCCAATGGGGCAGTGAGAACGAAAAGAACGCCATCCTAGCCTATGAGATCGCCACCGGAGAGCTAGTAATGTCCTGCGGGGATAAGCAAGGCTTTGTGATCCATCCTGAATACGATTGGCTTGGCTGTACGCCAGACGGATATGCAGGGGATAGGGTTATTGAGGCTAAATGCCCCGCCTCAATGGAAGTGTACGGCATGATCCCCGATCACTATATGCCGCAAGTCCAAGGGCAGATGGCGATTACTGGGAAGAAGCAAGCGCATTTTATCTGCTGGACTCCGCATGACTTTGAGGTATTTGAGGTAGATCAGGATGCCGAATATTGGTCGGCCTGCTTTGATCTACTGTCAGACTTTTGGGAGTGCATCAAAAACGACATTGAACCAAAAAAACGCAAGAAACCAGAATTACCACCAGTGATTTATAGGAGATTGATATGAAAGGCGTTAATAAAGTAATCCTCGTTGGAACCTGCGGCAAAGACCCAGAGATGAAAGCAATGCCGAACGGGAATGCCGTGGCTAACTTGAGCGTAGCGACTAGCGAGAGCTGGAAAGATCAGCAGGGGAATAAGCAGGAAAGCACCGAATGGCATCGCATAGTGGCCTTTGGAAAGCTGGCAGAAATTATAGGCCAGTATGTCACCAAGGGAAGCAAGCTGTATCTGGAGGGTAAGATCAAGACTAGAGCCTTGGAACAGGACGGGCAAAAGCGTTACGCCACTGAAATCGTGGTGAGCGAAATGCAGATGCTTGACTCTAAGCCTGCTGGACAAAGCGAAGGTTCTGCGCGACAAGCGGCATCGACTCCGGCAAAGCAATCGAGCAACAATCCTGCATTGTTTGATGATTTTGACGACGATATTCCGTTTTAGCCATGACTCAGCGTGAATTCATCAAGCGATATGCAGGGATCATCACCGCGAAAGAGATGGCCTACATTCTTGGAATTGAAAGGGGGACGCTGGCAAGGTACGCAAGTGAAATGGGCGTGAGCCTATCAACTAGAAAAAAGGGGAAATAAATGACAAGAAATGAGTTTGTCGCAAAGTACGCCTCAAAGCTGCTTTACCGGCAGTTGGCCGAAATAATGGGAATAAATCCAAGCAATGTGACTCGAAGGGCGCATAGGCAGGGGATAAGTGTTGCCTTCAAAAGCACGATTGAGGAAGCCGAAAAGCTCTACCCTATCGCGCTGGCAGAGTGGCAAAAAATCACTCCAAAGCCTGTAGAAAAGAAGTTTGAAATACCGGCAGAGGTTGCTCGCATTAATGCAATGTGGAGGGTCACAAGGGGGGAATGGTGATGCTCTACGAAATACTCTGTATCGCCATGGCGATTTACTGGGAGGCTAGAGGCGAGCCTATAGAAGGCCAGTTCGCTGTCGGGCAGGTAATCATAAACAGGATGCACGATCCGCGCTATCCGTCCGATGCGTGCTCCGTTGTCTATGACGGTGGCGAGGTTAGGAACGAGTGCCAGTTCTCTTTTTACTGCGATGGGAAATCAGACCAGCCGACAGACTACGTGCCGTGGAAAGTGGCGCAGTTGATCGCTCAGGCTGTTTACGAAAGACGAGCTGCTCCGGTGATAGGCGAGGCAACGCATTACCACGCCACGCGAGTGCGGCCTGACTGGGCGAGTACAGGGCAGGTTGTGGGCAGGGTGCATGACCATATTTTTTATAGAGGTGTGAAATGAGTGACAAACTAGGCTTGGCACAACGCGAGAAATACTGGAACGAGCGCGACATTGAGGAAAAGCTGGACGCACTGCGGGAACAGGTGCAGCAGTTGACGTACCAGCTAGGGCAGGTGTGCGGGATAGTGGAGACGCTATTGCACCACAGTCACGCGGATGGAAAGATCGTTGCTCCGATTGAGCACCGACAAAGACACGAAACATATATCCCAAACTCGTTGAGGTTTAACCATGACAAATGATCCTATGTTTATAACGCAAGTTGAGCTTGCTAACCGCTGGAGAATCAGCGAGGCGACATTGGAGCGTGATCGCTCGTTAAAGAAAGGAGTTCGCTATATGAAGATCGGAGGTTTGATCCGCTACCGATTTGAGGATGTGCTGGCGTACGAGAACTCTCGCATGCACGAGACCGAGGTGCCGAAATGACACGCGATGAAATTATCAGCATGGCGCGGGAGGCTGGCTGCGGATGGACACGAAACGGCACTGAGCCGCTGTTGACCGGCGAGGAACAAATACAACGATTCGCAAACCTTATTGTTGGATGTTTAAAAGACGCACCGTTAGGTGGATTTTGCGACGATCACGATACGGGGAAAAGATCATTGGCCTACCAGGTAGGAGGCAGCCACTATCAGAACATGGCGATCCAGCCGATTGAGTACATCCATGCGAATAAAATGCCGTACATGGAGGCTAATGTTGTAAAGTACATTTCAAGGCATAGAGACAAAAACGGAGCCGAGGACGTTCGCAAGGCAATACAGTATTGTGAGATGATTCTTGAGATGGAATACGGGGAAAGCTAATGGGGAAAATAATACCGCATCCTGCTTTGCTTAGAAGCGAAATCGAAGCAATGGCCGAGATCAAAAAGATTGTGGATAATCACTACGAAAGCCTTTCACTCTCTCAGCTTATAGGGCTTTTTGAGATAGCTAAACTCTATGTTCTCGAAATCGCATACGAGGAAGAAAATGGCGAAGATTGAAGAAAAGCTGTATTCAGACCAGCCGCCAGTGGAAAAAGTTTACACCCATGACTGGGTTTCGGCTAAAGTGGACGAATTTCTAAAACGCGGCGGAAAGGTTGAAGTTTTACCAGCCGCCACGTTTTCACGCGAGCTAGAACCGGATTCAGCGACTAGACAGAAGATAGAGAAAGAAAAGAATTTCGGAAGTTTCTAGGCCATTAGCCTTGTGCGCCGGTTTCTCCCCATTTCCCGGCATGAGCTACAGGCAAGCCCCGTCACTGGGGCTTTTTTTTACGATAAGAAAAGCGCCCTCTCTGCCTCTCTGCGCCGCTCTAGCCCCCTAAGCACCACGCCGTTTGACTTGCGCCATTTGAGGAATTCATCTGCCGCGCCAGCGTAGTCGCCTCGATTGTATTTCATTCGCAATGTCGAGGATTGCAAATTCCCTAGCCCCACATTGAACGCAAAGCTGACCAGTGCCGATAGGTGGCGATCATTATCAGCAGCAGCAGGACATAATCGTAATACCCCATCCGAAAAGCGTTGTAAGTCCGCCTCAAGCAGCGCGTCAATCTCATCAGCATCCCAGACTCGATTATGCTCTGGCTTTAGTGGATAGGAGGCTCTATCGTCTGTTTTGAGCCTTGCTTGCTCAGGGTAAAGCACATGGCCGTACCCAATTGTCCAAAGCGTAGCAGGACACTTATAGGGGCTGCTATGGCAACCCTCAAAGGCTTTAATCAGATCAATGCCTTCCTGCGGTGTGGTCATTTCTTGTTGAACGCCTGCGACCCGAACCAGAAGCTAATGATGGCGGCCAGGATCGCCATTTCATCATCGCTGAACACCATGTCCATCGCATCGGCAAACGCGACACCAGTGGAGTAGGCGTACCAGATACCAGCAACGTCCACCACGATCAGCAGGCCGACGAAAAGATACGTCACCATTGGTCGAACAGAGGCTCTGAGGTTAATCACCCAAGTTGACGCACCCTCCCCGATTTTCATGTCATGCTTCCACATAGCGACCTTTTCTTGCGCTTGTGTCTGCATGGCAATCTGCTCAGTTTGGAGAGCCACCTGAGCCGTCTTGATTTCTTCTATCTTGGCCTGGGCGATGAATCCCTCTTTCGCCAGAGCAATCTCACGCTCACGCTGTGCGGCCATGAGAGCTAATTCATGCTTCTTGTCGCCGCGATCTTGGATAAAGTCCAGCACTCGCGGCAGGCCACCTGAGGCGAATCCCAGCAGACTGCTAATTAAACTCAACATGGTTACATCCTCTGCATTATGTAGACTGCGGCAGCTATCGGTATCGCCACGATCAAAGCGATCAAGGCAATGGCGACAGCGTTTAAGATTAGTTTCTTGATCTTTCTGGCGCGAGCGTCGATTGCTTTTTGACGCGCAGTGCGGATATTGTTTCGATCTTTTATCATGTCCCGATAGGCATCGACGCCGAAACGGTACACGATCATTTCTCTAAGCTCGCGTTCCTGCTGCTCGATCTTTTTGCGGCGCATCAAGTTTTCGATGGCTTCTTGCTCGACAGAGGACTTTGCAAATACCTTTTTAAATAGCGGCGGATCAGAGGCTTCCTCGTCTGCTGCTTTTACATCAGCAATGGCACCGAACCAGGTTCCTAGT